TGCCGGTCTTGCTGGTCTTGATCGCGGCGATGATTTGGACGAGTTCGGCGACCTGGTCGGCGGTGAGCGCATTGTTCGCGGTCTTCGCCTGGGCGTTGGCCTTGGACGCCTTGCCCTTGTCCTTCACGGCGGCCTCGGCGAGCTGCTGGGCTGCTTCGTCGTTCTGCGCCGCCAGTTGGGCGGCGAGGTCGCCGTAGCCTTCGGCGGCAAGCTTGGCCAGGTTGTCGGAGAACGCCTTGTTCAGAGTGTTGGCCTTGCCGAGTTGCCGGGTGTAGTCGGTCAGGGAGGCCTTCGCGGTCTTCTGCAGGTCACGGAGGGCCTTGGCCATGTCGTTGATGTACTTCGTGGACCCGGTGGCCATCTTGTGGGCGAGTTTCATGCCGTCCTCACCCATGGAGGCGAGGGCGTCGGCGACGTCGCCGCCTACCCGGTCGGCTACCTTCTCCAGGTCGCTGTTCCAGGCGTTGGTGGCCTTCGCCGCCGACTTGATCTTCTTCTCCACGGCGGAAACGTCGAAGTAGTCGACTTCCTTCGTGGTCGTCTTGCCGTGGACCTTGACCTTGACCTTCTTGGTCTTGTGGCCGGCCTGCCCGGCATCGGACGCGCTGTACAGGGAGCCGGTGCTCGGGTCGTAGCGCCAGTCGGTGACGGAGCCGTCGGCGTTCCATTCGATGCCGCGAGGGTTCCCGCCCAGCCGGCGGACGATCTCTTCGGTGATGGCCCGGGACCGCACCCGCTTGGACGGGGCGAAGGGTACGTAGCCCTCGCCCTGGGTCTCCGGCTCCCCCCATACCCGCCACGACCCGGCGGGGGCGATCTGCGCGACGTGGTTCTCTGCGCCAGACCCGAAGCGTCGACCGTCGCGCAGGCCGCCGTTGGCGTAGTAGTCGACGATGCCGCCGTCCTTCTTCGGCATGCCCGGCACCTGGGGGCCGGACTGTGCGCCGTGCTGCTGGACGGACTTGTAGTAGTGCGTTGTGTAGACGCCGATGCCGATGGTTTTGCCGTGCAGGCGGTCGACGGCAGCCTGCACACCGCCGATCGCGGAGAGCGCGCCGCCAGTGTATGCACTGATCTTGACTGATCCGTCTGGAAGGGTCGTGACCTTGTAACCGACTGCTTCCAAGGCGGCAATGGCCTGGCTGTTAAGAGTGCTTACCTTGATGGACTTTGCGCCTGGGGTGGCCTTGATCTTCGCGGCGACCTCGTTGAGACCGGCCTCGGCCTGAATTTTTTGGACATCGACGTGGATGTCTTTGCCGTCCGGGACCTTCGCCATTTCCGCGATCAGCAGGTCTAGCTGGCCGCGGGGTCCCTTCGTTGGTGCAGTGATCTTGTACTCGCGGGTGCCGGGAATCAGCTTGATCTGATAGCCCAGGTCCTCGAGTTCCTTCTTCGCGTCCGCGCCGAGCGCGTCCACCTTGATGGTCTTCGCGTTCGGCATCTGCTTGAACTCGGCCTGCACCGCCATCAGCTCGGCCAGGGTGGAGTCGACGCCCTTGGTCTCGAGCAGGATCGCTACCTGGCTGGGGATGAGGCCCAGGCTGTCGGCCACCTTCCCTGCCTGGGTGGCGGTCAGCCCGTAGCTGCCGAGCAAGTCAATGGCTGACTTGCGGGCCTTCCCCATCTCAGTGGTGGCAGCTTTCAGAGAATCCGGCAGGCCCTTGCCCTGCGACTTCGCGAAGTCGTAGGCGGCGATCGCGGCGTTGGAGGCTCCGTCGGCGACCGTGTTCAGGGTGTTGAAGAGCTGCTGGCCGTTCTTCGTGGTCGTGTTCAGCGTGCCGTTGGCCTGGATGAGGGACTTGCCGTAGCCGTCGGCCTTGTTGATGCCGTTCTTCATTGCCTCGTTGGCGTTGGTGACGGCCTCATTCACGCGGGCCTGCGCCGCCTGGAGGGAGACGCTGCCACCGGAGAGCAGGTCGAGGGCGTCGCGCAGGGCGCGGGTGCGGGAGTCGGCGTCCGCGGTCTTGTCGGCGAGTGCGCCGACCGCGTCCTTCAGCTTGCTGTAGGCGGAGACGCCGTCCGTGGACCCCTTGACGCCCTCGTTGTACGACTTGGCGTCCGCCGCAGCCTTCTTGAAGTCCCCGGACAGCCCACCGAGGCTCTTGCGGAGGTCGTCCGCGGCGCGGCCCTGGACGGTGAACGCCTTCCGCGTGTTGCCGTTCTCGTCCATGGACATGACGGTCTGGGCCTTGGTGGTGTCGCCCAACTGCTGCCGCAGCGTGGAGAGGGCGTCGCCCTGGTTGGTGTAGGCGTCCACCAGCTCCGACATCGGCACCTTGGCCTTGCGTGCCACGTCGACCAGACGCTGCTGACCGTCCAACGCCGTCTTGATCTTCGTCTGCATCAGGTTCTCGGCGGCGATACCACGGACCGACTCGTCGACGACGCCGTTCGACTCGCGCAGGGCGGAGGTGAGGGAGCTGATGCGTGCCTGGTGCTCGGCGGCGGCCTGTGCGGCCTGCTGCTGCTTGGTGGCGAGGTAGCCGAGGCCGACGGTCGCGGCGGTGAGGGCGAGCCCCCACGGGCCGCCCAGCGCGCCCAGGAGACCCGACCCCATGGAGCGTGCGGCGGAGGCCGAGGCGGCACCGATACCGCGCAGCGTGCCCGTGAACCGGCCGCCGGTGGCGGACGCGGTCCGGAAAGCCTCACCCATGCGTCCGATGGCCGGCACCCGGGTCTGCAGGACGGCCATGGCCGCCCCGTACCGGGACAGGGACTGCCCGGCGGACGCGGCGAGGCCGCGCTGGACGGCCATCTGCTGCCCGAGGGAGCGGAACGCCCCGGTGACCCGCCCGCCGACGGTGGTGGCCAGGCCGGACAGCGGCCCTTGGATGCGGCGGACCAGGAGGGCGGCGATGACGAACTGCTGGATGGGGCCGGGAAGCCGGCCGAAGGCGGATACCAGGGTGCCGACGAGATGCCCGATGGGGACCAGCACCCCCGACAGAGCGCCGACCGCCTGGGCGGCCAGGTCTATCGCGGCTACGACGATGTTCAGGCTGGAGGAGACCGTGCCGGACTGCCCGGCCAGGCCGCCGAGCGCGTGAACGACCGGTTCTGCGGCGTGGCCGAGCGAGACGAGGACCTGGATGACGGCCTGGCCGACGGACAGCAGGACGTGCAGGGCGTCCGCGATCGCCTCGGTTCCCAGGTCCTTGAACGGGTTCGCCATGCCCTTCGCTGCGTCGGCGATCCCGGAGAACTCGCGGCGGGCGGCCGCGGCGATGTCGGGGCCGAACAGGGTGGCCGCGTCGTTGAAGTACTTGAAGAAGTGCTCGATCTTCGGGGTGGCTTCGGCTAGGCCGGCGGTGAGTCCGCGGGTGAGGAACTCCAGGCCGGGCGACATGCCCTGGTAGATCGTCAGACCGGTCTGCCTGGCTTGCGTCTTCAGCTGGAGCATCGCGCCGGCGAGACCCTTGCCCTTGGCGGCGGCGATCTCGGTGGCGGCGCCGGTCTGGGAGACGGCCTGCATCATCGCGTCGAACGAGGCGGTGCCCTGGTGGGCCATGGCGATCGCGCCGGACATGGCGGGCTTGCCGAACGCCTTCTTCACGGCGGCCGCGAAGTCCTGCTGGGTCATGTGGTGCTGGGCCTTGGACAGTCCGTCGATGACGGTCCGCAGCCCGACGAAGTTGCCCTGCGCGTCGAACGCCTTGATGCCGAGGTCCTGGAGGCCTTCCGACATCTGCTTGGTCGGGGAGGCCATGTTGGCGAGCATGCCGCGCAGGGTGGTGCCCGCGGTCTGGCCGAGGATGCCTGCCTTGCCCAACATTCCGACCGCGCTGGCGGCTTCCTGCATGTTGACGCCCATGCCGTGCGCGACCGGCCCGGCATATTTCATGGCGTAATAAATGTCGATAATGTCACCACTTGCCGCATTTGCGGTGGCGGCGAGGGTGTCGGCGGCCTTTCCTGCCTGGTCGGCGCCCATGCCGAACTGGTCCATCATGTCGCCGAGATACTTGGCGCTGTCGGCGGCGTTGACCTGGGCGGCGGAGGACAGGATCAGCGAGGCGCGGGCGGCGGAGATGGACTGGTCGGTGCGGAAACCGGCCTTCGCCAGCTCCAGCATGGCCTCCGCGGCATCCGTCGCGGTGGCACCAGGCAGCTTGAGGTCGCCGCCGAGCTGGGAGGCGGTGGCGGAGGCCCGCTTCATCTGTATCTGCGTCGCGTTCGTGGTCGCCCCGAACGCATTCATCGCCTGCTGGTACTCGTTGCCTTCCTTGAGGACCTCGTGCACGCCCAGGGAGAGCCCCAGGGTTGCCCCGAGACCGGCCAGCGACTTCAGGCTCTCCCGGATCCGGCTGGTCTCCTCCCGGTACCGGCGCATTCCGAGGGCGCCCGCTCCACCGACCCGGTTGAGGCGGGCGTCGGCGGTACGTGCGGCGGTGGCGAGCCGCATCAGGTCGCGGATGGCGGTGTCGATCTGCCCCGACATGCGGGCCAAATCCCGGCCGGCCAGCCGGGAGTGGTCGCCGAGGCTGTTGAGGTGGTTGTTGGCGCTGCGGGCGGCATCCCCGTAGCGGTTGATGCGGCGGGCCACGGTCTGGGCCCGATCGCCGAGGGTGTTGAGGTGCCGTCCGGCGGTCTGTGCTTCACGCCCGAGGGTGCGCAGGTGCCGGCCTGCGGCTTGTGCGGCTGTGCCGAGTTCCTTGACCTCGGTCTTCGCGGTGCGGGCCGCGGACCCGAGGCTGCGGGCGTGCTTCGCGGCGGACTTGAGGGACTGGGCCAGGTCGCCGCCGTGTCCGCGCAGGTCAACGGACAGATTCCAGTTGGCCACCCGGCCCTCCCCTCATCGGTTAGTCGTCTTCGGTGGTGCGGTGCTTCTTCATCTGGTTGATCAGGTCCAGGGCGGCCTGTGCGGCGACCGGGACCAGGCCGACCTTCATGCCGTGGGTGGACTCGCCTGAGTCCTCCAGGGCTTTCTGCTTGTCGGCGATGACCTCGCAGCCCACGCACTTCTGCAGGACCGCCACGTACCGGTCTTCTTCGTCGTCGCCGCCGTGGTCCCAGTCGTCGTAGCGGGTGCCGCATTGCGGGCAGACGCTGCGCCGGTATTCCTCCAGAGCGAGGGCCTTGGCACGGTCCCGTTCGGTCCAGGTGCCGTCGCCGAGGCCGAGGAACTGGGAGTGCGGGATGCGGAAGTCCCGGCACAGTTCCAGTTCTCGGCGCAAGCGTTCATCTCGGATCAGCCTTTTCCCAGGTCCGCGCGAGTCTCGCCCTGCACCTGCCAGGCCGTGTCGAACAGTTGCGCTGCTTCGCCTTCGGACCAGTCGGTGAGGTACTCGGTGGCCTCCTCGACCGTGATGCCGTCCAGGCTGGCCGCGGCGATCAGTTCCGGGCCGAGGGTCTCCGGGTTGAACTGCATGCCGTCCTCGGCCTGCTCCTCCGTCGCCGGATGCGCCTTCTTCAGTGCCTCGAAGTCCGGCCGGCGCAGCGCCTGGAAGCGGAGCACGATCGCCGCCTCGTCGAACGCCTGCTGGGCTGCCTCCAGCTCGGCCTCGGCGGCGGCGAGGGCCTTCTTCAGGTCCTTGTCGGCCGATTCGAGTTCGAGGGCCGCGCGGGCGCGACGCTCCGTGTACTGGGCGGTGGCGAGACGGTCCTTCACCTGCTGGTCGTCGCAGATCGTCATCTTGGCGATCGGACGCTGGCGGGCGGCCAGCCGGGCCCGGGTGGCGGTCCAGTGCGGGTCGCGGTCGACGGCGTTCTGCGGCGGAGAAGGCTTCTGGCTTGTGGTCATGGTGTGGTCCTCCAGGGGAAGGGGGACCTGGCCGGGCGCCACAGTGGGCGCCCCTTCCCGAACGCGTTGCGGGCCCGGCCAGGCGTCTGGTGGGGATGCGGCAGACGGCTAGGTCAGGTGGCCGGTACGGTGGCGTTGAGCAGCGGACGGTCGGTGATGGAGAACTTGACCATGATCTTCGCTGCCTCGTTGTCCGCGGTGATCGCGGGAGAGCTGGAGGCGACACGCACCGGGTAGACGTCCATGCCCTTGGTGGAGGCGGCCTTGCCCTTGCGGCAGATGATGACGAAGCCGACCGTGCCCTTGGCGAGGTCGGTTTCGATGGTGTCGGTGACGTCGTCCTCGTAGAAGGTGAGGGAGCTGTCGGACGCCTGGTCGTCGCCGGGGATCTTGGAGACGAACGTGGACGCCATGTCCGGGGTCTCGATCTCCTGGTTCTCCAGGGAGAAACCGTCGACGGCGGCGATCTGCTTGGTGTAGTCGGTGGCGCCGGTGATCTCTACCAGCGTCGGCTGGTACGTGGTCGACGCGATGGCGTCAGCGAACAGGATCTTCGTGACGCCCTTGCGGTTGAACCTGGCCATGAAAGGGACCCCTACAGATTGGTCTGTGTGGTGTGGCGGCCACCTGCTGGTGGCGTCCGCGTGGGGTCCCGCCGCGGTGCGGTCAAACAGCCCGACTCGGGGGTCAGGCGGGGGTCAGGTCGAACCTGAACCTCTGCACATAGCTGATGATCCCATCTGTGGGGTCACTCGTTCCCCCCGGTTCCGTCTCCAGCTCCCGGCACATCACCTTCGCGCCGGCCACCGTCAGGGCGGCAGCCCACAGGCCGGTGGCCGGGTCGCGGCGCAGGATCGCAGTGCGGGCCTTGTCCGCGAGCCACTCGGCCTGGTCCAGCGTCCCTGTGGAGGACTGCGTGGTCGGGTTGGGGCCGGACACCGACGTCACCTGGTAGACGACGCTGATGTCCTCGCTTTCGTCCGCGAGTGGCGCCCCGAACACGGCTGTGTCGACGCTGTACAGGATGTAGTAGGGCGGGTCTGCCTGCGGCATCCGCCCGAGCCCGACGGGCTTGCCGGTCTCCGAGGTGAGCAGCGCGGCCAGCGCAGTGGTGACCTTTCGCCTGTCGATCACAGCAAGACCTCCGAGACGGCGAGCCGCATCTGGGCCAGCAGCATCGCCCCGATGTACCCGAGAGCGGGCTGGACGTGGGCAAATGGAGGCTGGTTGTAGGTGCGTCCCAGGCTGTCGGTGCCGGAGAATCCGAACTCGAGGCGCCGGCCGTAGGGCAGGTCGGTGCCGATGGTGCACGCTGCCCCGTGCGGCAGGCTGCGCATCTCGGGCCGCCACGAGTTCCGGTAGGCGCCGGTGATGACGTTCGGTCCCGGCCTACCGGAGGCGTTGCCACGGATCCGGGCTATCCCCATCTCCCCTGTGTGCCGGACACCCTTCTCGATGGCCGGTCCGATCTTGACGGCGGCGTGTTCGAGGCGGGCGGCGAGTTCGTCCGGGGTCATGGCGTCATCCTCGATCCCGCGACCTGGTTCTGGTCCAGGGCCGTGATCCGTACGACTTCAGTGGTGGCGGCGATGCCGGGGTCCTGGCACATCCACGACCGGCCGATCAGGTCGGCGCGGGACGGGTTGTGGACCTGAACGACGGTGACGATGGCGTCCTTCGGTGCGATGGGCGCCTCGAGCGGGGTCATCAGCCGGTACCGGGAGCGGGTCTCCTGCGCCCACGGCTCCCCTGCGTTCGGGGTGGACGTCACCTCGGACTGCGCGATGCCGCCCTGCACCGCGCCCGGGCCTTCGTACAGGACTTCGCCGGCCGGGTACTCCAACTGCCCGGTGGTCTCGTTGAGGACCGGCTCTCCCACCGGGGGCAGGGTGATGCGGACGGTGTCGACCAGGAGGTTCTTGTCGATCCAGGTGACGACTCCGGCGAGGATGCTGTCGAGGCCGGCCATCAGGCTCCCCTCCCCCGGGCCCAGTCGGCGAGTGTGGCCAGCATTGCTGCGGTCAGCCCGTAGCGTTCGGTGGACAGGTCGTCCCGTTCGAGTGCGGCGCCTTCGAGCGCGGCGGGGTTGATGTTGCCGAGGAACGCGGCGATCTGCTCACCCGCATCGTGCTGCGGGTCGGCGACCGCAACCCGGGCCAGGCCCTCCCACACGGCACTCGCGGGCTCACGAACGTGCAGGACCAGCATCGGGAGTGCGTTTGCCACGTCGTGCTGCAACTCGTAGCCGACGACCTGCCCGGACGGGAGCGGAGTTCCGTCCAGGCTGATCGTGGCTTGGCCGGGTTGGGCGTCAATCCGGACGCCGTGCGCGGCCGGCTCCGTGGGGGCGGTCACGCGGCACCTACTTCTTCTTGCGCCTGCTGGTCTTCTTC